GAGGAGTATCAAACAAAAGATACTCCAAGTCAGCTGTTGGATAATTACAAGATAGAACAGGAACCGGTTTCAGGTAACTGGTATCTATGGCATGAGGAATACGACACCGACTGGGTCGAACAGCCCGGTCGATGGAGTAGCGGATACCTGAAACAGTCAAACCAGCGTTGGGTTCATTGTGCAGACTTTACCGGCACCATTCGCTTTTATCGTAGAGATAGTGAAATCGAGCAGTGGATTGAATACGAAGCGGAATTTGTTCACGGTGTCAAGATGATGATCAAACCTGTGTATGATGAACCCTTCACACGCTGGTATGAGGCCGGCGTAAAAGACAAAGGACTAGAATGAAAGTTTGGACAAGCAAGTATCGTAACCATTGGATATCACCGTATGTTATCCTTAAGACCGTTTGCTTTTGGGAACAGGACGAAGATCGCATTTACAATCTCGCAGATGAACCCAATAATCCTTATGAGCCATGGATCAAGATCTTAGATCCCATTTGTAAAGGAATACAATGGTTCCTAGACCGTGTCCACCCACGCTGGACTTATGTTCAACTTGATCCATGGGACACCTGGAGCTTCGACCATACCCTGGCCGACATCATCCTTCCAGGACTCCGGCAGTTACAAGCTACCAAGCACGGTGCACCACACACCGATGATGAGGATGTGCCAGAATACTTGCGTAGCCACATGGCACAACCCAAGGAAAATGAGTGGGATACTGATAGTCTACACTTCATGCGTTGGGACTGGATTCTTTCGGAAATGATCTGGGCCTTTGAACAAAAGGTCGCAGACGATGCTGACAGCCAGTTCTTTGATCATAGTGAATGTGGTGATGAAAAATTGCCATGGAATAAAGATGGTCAGTATGTGAGCAAGATCAAGTATGATAAGGACGGCCACCAAAAGTGGCAGGATCGTATGCAGAATGGTTTTAGATTGTTCGGAAAATATTATTGCAATCTCTGGGATTGACCAATAATTCACAATCAAGTATAATAGTAGTATAGTGAAAAATTAGGAGTAAGCAATGAACGATAATATTAGACGACTTTTGGCACAGGCATATCTTGAACAACAGAATATTCACGATACTACCAAGATCGCAGAACACTTTGCTCAACTGATCATAGAAGAAGCCACCGACTTGGTAGGCACGATGTTGAATCCTGACACCGGCAGTGAAGTGGTTGTAGCAGTCAAAGAACATTTTGGAGTGCTATAATGATTGATAACAAGCCGGTGGCGTGGATCGATGTCAAAGATTTGGCGGATAATTTTGTATCTACTTCAGTCACACGAACTCGACATTTTGACACCGATGTCCCACTCTACACTCAAGAAACCATTGAAGAAATAAAAGCACTTTGGTATTCCAAAGGTCACGCCGACGGTGCTAAAATCCGCGAAGATTACTTGACACTGAGAACTTTTGATGAAAAGAAATCGTAATGATTGGGTATTCTACAAATTGGATGGGCGTTGTCAATCTACAATGGTATAGAGACCGTGGCCTTACCCAACGAGTATCAAGAACACTCACAGAAGATTCTGCCTTGACAGGTCGTCGGACCGGTGATGTCTTTGAATACGATGAGATCACGCAGGAGTATTCGTGTGGTCGAATTGATTGTCGTGGCACCGGGTTAGGTCCATATGGAGCAGAGCTTGGTGTTAGTCCTATGAAGGCCCAAGATTGGGCAAGATTTAGTTCATGGTTGAATCGATTTGAAACTGACGAATTATGGACCATGGATCGAATAGTAGAGCTGTATGAACAAACAAATCCTAAAATAGAATGGTGGATAGAAAAATGAACGAAACTTGGCCAACCACAACTATCGAATCACAGGGCCTACAGTATGCTTCCGTAATTGACATGGGCGATCGGGTGAGGATCCAACTGTATCCCAACCAAGTGGATCGGACACGGTTTATCAACATTGACAAACGAGTCATATCTGAATTGATTAGAGCTTTAGAAAAGGTAGAACAATGGTAAAGATTGAACCAACCCTATTAGATCCCGTCTGTAGCGAACGCGGCTGTATGGCCTATAGCCCATTTTCAGGTGATACCGAGTGTGAGGAATATTTCCCGGCCACTCTTGTGTATGAATTACAGCGTGAGGTTGCCCGCCTAAAACAGCAAGTAGCATTTTTGGAAGATTGGCGGGCAGTCTGGGCTCCGGAGATTCGACGACTACAAGGATTGGACAACTAATGGAATACTTAAACTACTATCTGACCTATGTGGCGGGCTATATCATTGGCTCTGTGATAACCTATTTTATTATGAGGCAACAATAATGGATCAACAAGTTAAAGTTGTGGGATTTTTATTTGGCGTAATGGCCACTGTTATGCTGTTCTTTGGTGGCTATAGAGTAGGACACAACTCAGCCGAAGATAGCTGTCGTGACTACTATGCTGACCGTAGTTACACCGAAGTCCAGCAGTTGTGCCGTGACATCACTTGGCGTGGGCGGATTACCAAATGAAAGGTATCACATGGTTGATTGCCAGCAGTATCATCTACTTGACAGCGGCCTTGGTCTTGCCGTATAATATTGTTTATATACAAATGGCCTGGCTATTTGTTACCAGTTTGCCCTTATGGATACCACCCTTTAAACAATGGATGTTCAAATGATCTTCCTACTCGCACTACTCATATTCCTAATCTGGATAGCCTACCGTCGGGCGGAGATTGACAATGAAAATTGAACTACGCTACCTTGATCGCAAGACAGGCAACAACTATACTATTGGCGGGAGAACTGCCTTTGCCATCCGTGAAACTGTGCTACAGTATCGCTATAGTAATCAGGGAGACTTTGGGTGGGATTGGGGTGACTGGACTGATATACCTACTGTGAAGGAAGAAGATCTATGAAAACTCGTGAAGATATTATTAATAGTATGTGCTTTACTTGCAGACACGATTACGGATTAGAACGATCTACTGGAGAGTTTGGCCCGTATCCGTTTCCATCCGGAATGACTGACGAAGAAAAAGAATCTTTGTATCGTCAAATGGCACAGATATTTGACAATGACATAGCACCCTATATGGAGTTCAAGCCATGAGTTACGATAAGATGAAACTAGAAGGCCGGCCACTAGATTGGCTCACTCGCGGACAATCATGTGAACCACTCGCTATCCAACAGATATACGATCTCTTAGAAGCGGCCGACCCTACCGAAACCTTACAGAATGATCCACATGGCACTTGGGAGATTGTAGAGTTTGTGCGACAGATTGAACGGTATTATGGCATTGAGAGAACAGGCAACTTGTATCAAGAATGGCAAGAGTGGTGTAAATCATGAAAATAGACTACCGAGAACTGACCGTTATTGATCGCATTGATCAAGCTATTGATCAAGCCCTTGAAAATGAGCAGGCAATAGACTGTATTCGCTTAACGGCTCCAGAATTAGATGAGTTTTGTCATCTACAAGGACGAGCATTCAGCCGGGAATCGGGCTATCGTTATCGAGGATTTCGGGTTGCTTATGATTGGGGAAGTTACAAGTGACTCATCTTAAACATTTGCCTACTCTTGCCGCAATACATCATCGCCTAAAATATGCCGGTTGGACCGGAGTATCGGGCGAACACATCCTTCGGCCAGAACCTGTGATTTCTTGGTGCTGTCATAACATAGGCGGCTGGGACGATTGGGATCAAGTGGGCTATGATTGGTGGTTCCGCCGTGAGCAGGATGCTACCTTGTTTAGATTGAGGTGGGGTTGATATGGTCATAACTGATCGTATGGAACCATACACCGTCAATGGTGAATACTGTGTGCCCATCGTGGATAATCGCCAAGAGTTTGGCGGTTATTATACCGATGCTTGGCCTGCCTGGTTTGATAACTTTCATCGCTATTGTATTGACTTGGCCGTGGATTATGGCCAGGTCCCCGTTACGGTAATGAATCGTGAATTACGGCCCGCAGGAGCCAGGTTAGTGCAGTTTGACCGACAGGATGGCTGGATGATGGCGTGGCAGTCTGAATTAGATTATCTTATGTTTGTATTAAAATGGAGTTAAACAGCATAAATATTTGTATGAAAACGATCCGCGATTACATCAACCTAATAGAAACAGCCCAGACTCCGGTGGCGGAAGGGCAAACTACCCGCACCTGCCCACAATGTGATGGCAGTGGCGAGGATACTTTGGATCCCACTAAATCGTGTCGTCGTTGCGGCGGCAAAGGACATATTCCTATGTCGCCCAGAGAACAAGAAGTTGACGAAGCCATTGGCCGAAAAGACCTGATCAGTCGACTACAGAAGGATTTGCCCAGAATCGATGACCCAAAAAACAAAGATGCTGAACCAGTCAAATGGACAGGGCCAAAAAAAGGTGATTATGGTCACACAGGCTATCAAGGTCACGGTATGCCGACCGATCGGGCAGAACGAGATCGTATCCGTGCTGACAAGAAAAAAGGTTTACCAGAGGACGAAGCCACTGCCCGAATGGGCCTGATGAGTGCTATGGGCAGTAACGATAACAATCCAGCGGATCAACGCCGAGCAATGGCCCAACAGGCTGTTGAGCAACTGGCCGCAAAACGATAATAAATAAAAGTGTAGTTCGCGATCCTGGCAGATCCAACTACTCTAACAGTTGAAAAGGAACTATCAGCATGCCTATTTATCTTCAAGGTCTGAACCGTGAGCGAAGACCAAGATAAACCCAATTCAGCCGATGGTCGTTTAAGCTACGACTCTACTTCCACTGGCGAATTAATTACTTTCTTTAATCGAAATATTAGTCCATATCCAACAGATGTGGGCGGTCCTGCTTTTGATTTAATTCCTATCGAAAAACAAAAAGACATCATGGTCAATGTGGCCAGGATGCACGGTCACCAGGAATACAATCGTATCATGGAACTGGTTGCTGTGCTACAGCGTCAAGCCGATGATGTGCGACGTAGACTAGACATAACCGATCTGGTGCATGCGGCCAAATATTCGTTCCAAATCTACCATGGTCAGTGCTATTGGTTGGCCCGTGATCTGGCCCGTGGCGGAACCTTGTTGACCCAAACTGGACCAGATGAATGGACTACAGCCAAACCAGACCATTATGAATACATCTGTAGGGTAAAATGGTTGGGTGATTATACTTGGATCGAGGTCGAAGAATGATCTACTTGTATCTAAAAACTCACAATATCAGCGGACTAAAATATCTTGGCAAAACCACTAGAGACCCTCAAAAATATCTAGGTTCTGGCAAGGTCTGGAGAGATCATTTAAAAAAATATGGCAATAATATACACACTGAAATTTTATTTGAAACCGATAGCCAACCAGAAATAGAAAAAATGGGCAAATATTATTCTGAGTTATGGAATATTGTTGAATCTAAAGAGTTTGCTAACTTAGTGCCGGAGCACGGAGATGGTGGTAGTAGGAAAGATTATCCTGGGTATAAATTGGGTATGGCCAACAGAAAAAGTTTGGCTGGAAAAAATAACCCAAACTACGGATCGGTATATAAATTGGTCTCACCAAGCAACCAAATCTTCCTAGTTGAAAGCAAAATGGGATTAAAAAAATTCTGTCAAGACCACGATCTTTCTTTTTGGATGTTTGTTAAGTGCATGGCCGAGAGACGATCCAAAAGCAAATATGGAAAAAATTATAAATGGACTATTACCAAGATTGACACAAATGGCGAAAGCGTGTTAAAATAGTATATGACAAGAAAAACCGCAATGGAACAAATTGTAGCTTTTGCAGATCGAACAGATCGAGTTCATGAACCCGTTACCCGAGAGGCATTTGAGCAATGGAAACAGGACTTTACCTTTGAAGCCCTGCAAGGACAACGATATGGACAGAGTTTCTGCAACGCCTTTGGTATCACAGATAACTTACTGTATTATACTCAGTGGCCCGCAGATCAGGTCAACGACTACATTGTGAGATATTATCTTGAAAGATTGTAACCTGTATTTTGCATATGGAGCCAACATGCACCCGGCGGCCATGCAGTGGCGTTGTCCTGGAGCCCTGGGCATAGGTTCATTTGTTCTGCGTGATTGGGAGTTGAAGTTTTACAATCATGCCACCATTGAACCTAAGCGTGGTGCTGAGACACACGGAGTGCTCTGGGCCATTACTGAAGAATGTGAACAGAGCCTGGATACCTTTGAAGGATTCCCCAGTTACTACACCAAGCGCACCTGGATCCAGGACGGTCAGCAGTTTTTCTTTTATGAAATGACCGATCCCAAGTCAGGACGTCCCAGCCCGGGCTACGTGGCCGACATACGCGAAAGCTATGAATTCTGGCAGATGCCCCGAGATAGTTTACTAACCGCACTCAATGACTTTGCGTAGAGATACCGATGGTTTACTGAAAAATCCCATACAGTACATGCGGGATCGAGACAGCTTCGCACATGCCAAAGAAATAGCCAAGCCGTTTGGTGTACTTGAGTCGGTCTTGGACTGGTGCAAGGACGAGTTGGTGGAGGAATGGCGGTGGCAACTTTTGGACGTCAGTACCGAAAGCAGACCTGGACGCTACTGTTTTTTCTTTGATAGCGAACGCGATTGCCTGGCATTCACCCTAAAATGGGCCTAGGTTGACACAAAATGCTCTATTTGCTATACTAGCAGTTCGTAAACAATATAGGAGCAGAGATGTCGAATCGGACGCTCGCCATAATCGGTTGTACCTTGCTGGGCCTGTTGCTGTTGCGTCAAGAACTACGCATGGACACCATTGAGGACAAGTTGGACCGCATTGATCAGGTTATCCAAACAGCTCAGCGCATGCACTACACACAACAGGATCTGGATTGTCTCACCCGTAATGTCTACTACGAAGCCGGCGTGGAAGATGCTCGTGGCAAGTTTGCTGTGGCCCATGTGACGGTAAATCGTTTGAAAACAGGTCACTGGGGCAACACAGTCTGCAAGGTTGTGTATGCGCCTCGACAATTCAGTTGGACTTTGAAAAAACAGTTGCCTCAACCAGATCCAGGTATCTGGGCCGAAAGCCAGGACATTGCTCGCAAGGTCCTGACTGGATATCGGGTGTCTGGTCTCATGCGCAGCCTTTACTATCATGCCATCTATATCAAAAATCCCATCTGGGCCGATCCTAGCGCAGAAGCGGGACAGATTGGCAATCATGTTTTTTACGACCGAGCACGAGGTAGCAATTTGAAACTGGAGGACAACATATGAAAAACTATAGATATCTAGGTGAAGAGGCAGATCTTTTGGGCAAGCGATTGGACGCAGCCCGGTCAGCCTTGGCCAGATCTCAAAACAGCTGGGCACGCAACTACTGGAACTCAGCGGTGGAGCGACTCCTGTTCCATTGGCATCAGTTGCCAATACTACATGATGCTGAGGCTCGCATGTCCGTCATTCCACGATGGACCATTGATTACAATTACTACGAAACCGGTCACAACAACGAAGGATTTGGCATAACCGATCGTGTGTTCTACAAGCTGGTCAAAGATAATTCTGATCTGACTGCCAGCTGGGAACGCAACAGGGAAAAACGACTGGCACGAGCACAATAATGACATATACTAAACGAGCAAGATTTGTTGACTCCAACAGCACGATTTTCAAAGTAGACGAAGTGATCCAAGGACCAGCTGGCCTTACAGTGTACTATCACAACGAAGCCACCGAACAAAAGTACTCATGCCTGCTGGAAGCATTCGCCCAACGATTCAAGGAGATTGACAGTGAATGAGGATCGACTCATGATAGTGGAAGCGGTATTCAACGGTCTGCTGAGCCAAGACCACTTGACCCAGGCCGAGATCGACGAGTTTGCCATACTGGTAGCTGATGCGGCCATGGACAAGCTCATGGCCGAAGCTGAAACCCGCGGATGCAGTGTTTTTACCGGTGTAGAAGGCGATCCTATACACTGATGAAAGATTATACTGTCAAACGTCTAACTCGACAATATAACGGATATGATTCTTTTAAATATGTGATCCAACCTGTACGTTGTTCTGAAACAGTTGCTAGAGATTTATTAAGCCACTGGCGAGCATGGTGTTGGACCACATGGGGTCCTGGCCGTGAACTTCTCTGGTCTATCTCCACTACTCCGGGCGCAGTATGGGCTTGGGATAGTGATCATGGTAATAAACGGATATACCTAAAATCCGATGCCGAATTGGTGCTGTTTGAGCTTAAATTCTGAGGTTGACCAAAGATTCATTTGATGTTATACTATAGTTCTACAGTGAAATTTTTGGGAATTTAAATTGGAAAATATTAAACAGTTGACCACCGAAGAATATCGACTGTTACAGGCAAATCAGGACCGAACACGGTGGACTGAGTTTTATGGTTTGCCTGTTGGAATGTATTATCCTGTTCAAGCCCCTATTTCATCTAAACGCAAAGGTGATATCTGGGAAGATAAAATGCGTGCCTCGGCTGGGCTGTTAGAAAAGCAAGATGAAACTCATGATGCTACTTTAAATCCTGCCATAGTTAAACAACAAAACCTGCGAGGTAATCGAGTAGAGATCAAATACACAGTAATTGCCAAGGGCGACTCTACTAAGGCGATCGAAAAACGTGGTTATGCACTCGAGGCCGGGGCCCGAACTAAAAAACTTGTAAAAAATCCTCTCGCACCCAAAGGTTACGATTATATCGCCGGCGGTACCTTTCAGCAGGTGCACCCAGACAAGGCCGACTATGGTCTATTTTCTGCTGTGTTTGGTAACGGTGCTGTACATTACTGGGTTCCATATCATCTGATCTCTACTACAGCTGGTGCCGATAACTTTACACCAGGTATGATACCGTTACAGTCACAACACCGCGGCCACACTACAGAAGGGCAAATTAGTCGGCCAATCGAATTTCACAACATGTTTCTATTAGATATTACCATTGACAGTCCGTTCATTGCTGATCTAAGCAAGTACGACTTAATACAATTTGAAAACCGTGTGTACCAGGCACTCAACAAAAAGAAAAAGAAAAGCAAGTGACCTTAGACATTCTGTCTACACCGACTATAGGTTAATAAATATTACATGTTAGAAGAAAAAAATATACAATCAACCAAGTATCTGCTGGGACAATTTTTTACTCCTACAGATCTTGTAAAAGAGATACTCAATAATATTGATGTAGATTCTGATGTAATCATTGAGCCCAGTTTTGGTGGCTGTGGGTTTATTGAACCATTGGTTACTCATTATCCTAACTCTAAAATTGTTGGCATTGAACTAGACAAGCCCTGGTACGACGCGGGAGTTGAGCGGTTTCCAGATCTGACCTTGTACCATAAAAACTTCTACGATATCGACGGTGAATTGATCTTTGATACTAAAAAAGTGTCATTTGTTGGCAATGTTCCATTTCGCAGTCCGGCCTACAGTTTGACCACGCATAAAAAATATGTAAAAGGCCTAGCACACAAATATAATGTGACTGGCATAAGAGAAGAAGCAGTATTCTTTATCATCAAGACTGCAGATATAATGATTCAAAATGACTATGAAGGCAGTATTCACTATGTCATTCCCAAGAGTCTAATCACCAATGACAGCAAGTTCTACAAACAGTTCAAATTGTTCTTGAAAAAATATTTCAAAATTGTTTCGGTGTTTGATGTGGATCCTGCCAAATTTGACAATGTGGCACAGGGCTTGATTGTTTTAAGCATGACCCGTGGTGGCGACAGCACCAACTACATGACCAAACACAACGGCATCGAAGAGCCAGTCGACACGGTGATACAGCTGGACAGTCCAGATATTCCTTTCCAACAAATCTTTAAGAAAACCTACTTGGGTTCTGTGCCGGCTGAAAGTTTTCTAATGAGTAGTCCAGAAGAAACAGTCGACGAGTTTCGGGCCAGATTAGTTAAAATTTTTAGCAACCCTGTGTCAATCATGTCGTTGCGTGATGACTTAAAACACAAAGACAAATATCATTTGAAAATTCTCAGCAGTAAAGATGTCAAAAAGGTTGATGCAAAACTCAAACAAATTCTTGACTACATTACGGAGGTCAAATCAGTAGTCAAGAATTATGTAAAATTGTTTGACGATCCTAAAAACTATGTTACAATACAACAGAGAAAAGAAACTAGATTTTACTTTAGGAATACTGCCTTACGCAAATGCAGTTTTGTTTATGAATTAAATCCTAATCCTCAACCTAGTTTTTATTTTACATCAAACCCTAGCGATGGCAGCACTGATTACTTTGGTTATTGTGAATATGACATATCCAGAAACAGCAGTCCTGGATGTTGCCGCACTGTTCCTCTAGATAAAATAGAAGATAATCTAACCGATGACTTTAAAGTATATTGGGATACCAATACTAAAAACTTGCCTTATGAGTTTGTTTTCAGCTACATCAAACACATTTCAGAGTCCAAATGGTACAAAGAACAGAAAAAATTACGCAGACGTTTTTATTTCTGTTTGCCTAAAACTTTTGACTCTGACTGGCTCAAAGACTTTGATCAGTCTAAACAGAAACTAGAAAAAAAAGTCACTGATGGTTTGCTGTTACCTTTTTTACTTGACAAGGTAGCAGTAGTAGAGGAACCTAAAATTACGCTGTTTGAAGTTGCATAATTTGGCAAACTGTCTTCTTTACATCACTGCAACAATACCGTATAATTACTTTATCACCAGGTCACCCGGTGACACTACCCGGCCCTCTGGTGCAATGCTAGATAAGCGAACATTCCAGGTAGTCCAGCGATAGTATCAATGGTAGTCGGTGGTAAAATGCTTTTACACATCAACAATGGCGGGTGGCACATTTAACTAAAAGGAAATGTACCAAATGAGTAATCAACACCCACAATCGCGTAGACTACGCGAACTGTTAGCCCGCATACGTCAAGAATCTGCCCCCGAATACGAGTATGAATACGATGGCACAGGTCAAGTCAATTTCAATAGCCATGTCCTGTTTCAAGAGGCCTGCGCAAAAATCACAGCCGAACAGGATGTCAAAATAGTGCGAGAAATCGCATTAGATTATCTAACTGAGTTATGTTCGGTGACTCCGGACCATGCGGCCACAGAAATTTTATTAAGGATGGATGGTATTAAGTGAGTTATCTAGAAGAAATCAAACGCAAGTACGATATCACTGACTACAAAGAACAGCCTGTAGTCATTCCGGACCTTCCCAAAGATGGCATCGTGTTGATCGTGGGCACATCAGGGTCGGGCAAGAGCACGATCCTGCGTAGCTTGGGAAACAGTCCTCAACCCACTGTGTCTCAATATCAGTCGGTAATAGAAAACTTCAGCACAGCTGAACGTGGAGAAGAACTCCTGTTGGCTTCAGGTCTGCGATCCATACCAGCCTGGTTCCGACCTCCGCACACACTCAGCAATGGTGAATATCACAGATTTGAAACAGCCCTGTGTTTAGATCAAGGCATACACGCCATAGATGAGTTTACCAGTGTGGTGGATCGTGATACGGCCAAAAGTCTAGCACTCAGTATCAGAAAGTTTTATGATCGACGTGGCACCACTGAGCCCTTGTATATTGCGTCGTGCCACAGAGATATCATTGACTGGTTGGATCCAGACTGGGTGTACGATACCGACCTGCAGAAACTTGATAACCGGAGGCTACTTCATCGACTGGGGAGACGACCAGAGCTTACACTCACCATCCGCGGCACAAGTCCAGAAACTTGGCGATATTTCAGTCGATTTCACTATCTAGATACCAGCATGAGCCGTAGCGTTCACTGCTATGTGCTACTGCTAGGTGACAAGCCCATAGGATTCCATGCCGCCATACACTCAACCAACCGAGACATACACAGCTATTGGCGTGGGCATAGAACTGTGATCCTGCCAGAATTCCAAGGCATGGGCATAGGCACACGATTCAGTGATGCCATTGCTGAAATGTATGTCAGTCGAGGCATGCGATACTTTAGCAAGACAGCACATCCGTCATTTGGTGAACACCGACAGAAAAGTCCGCTGTGGCGAGCCACATCGACCAATCTCAAAAGTCGACTGTCCAGTTATCTGCTGAAGGATGGCACCATCAGAAACATGCCGGGCTATGGTGGCAATAGTCAAATCGCTCTAAGAGATGCTGGCCGTGTATGCTACAGCCACGAGTATGTTGGTAAAGCTGGATTAGATAGTGATGTTGGCAAAGCCAGTTAGATTGTTTGCACTAGAAAAGTTGCCAAACGGATCCAGGGTGGCTATAGCAGTATTATTGAAATAGAAAACCAACAGATTGCCAGATTGTGCTATGGTGAAATTGGCTGTGCTCAGACTCTTTACACCTGCCAGTTGGCTGCCGTTGCCGATAAAGTAGTTGGCGTACACATTGCCAGTGGCACTGACTATGCCGGTGGCCGAAACTGATCCAGTATTGACTGTGTTGCTGATGACCAGGCCCGAAGCAGACACATTGCCGGCCTGCACATTGCCAGTGGTACTCAGCATGAAATTTTGTACAGCGGCTGCTGTGATACTGTAGGTGGTGTTGGCCACGTCAGTGGGCAACAACGAACCCGGTGTCAGATCACTGAGATTGGGTAAACCCGTTATGGTTATATTTGTCATAACAGGTAAAGATTAGGATCTTCCAACAGCTATTTCAATCAGTTTAATTTCGTCGGTATCGTGATCTTCTAGACTCTTGCCCAGCAAGCAACCTGGCTGTGCCTTGGCTGGATCCAGACGACCAGCAACTCCAGGAGCCACATTGACCAAACGATCTCCGCGGCGCACTGGTCCTTGTACCTGGCATGGCACACGACCTACCAGGCCCATGGCCAACGAGTGGTCACCGGTCTGTCCTGCATTCATTACATAGCTGGGGGCAGTACTGATTACTCCGGCAACTTTGACATCGTGGTCGATTGTGCTGGTGGTGACCTCTTTGGAACCGCCATGCACTACCACAGTACCAGGAGCATAAGGTTGATCGGCTAGATAGTGTTCAGCCAAGTCAGAATAGCGTGCCGATGTAGCCAAAGCAAATAAAGTATTGAAACCCACAGCAGAAGTTCCGATGTTGCCTACGCCGCTGGTACCACTGCCGTTTACAATGTTGCCAGTGGTAACAGTGCCAGATCCAACTGATAAGTTGCCGCCGGTGATGTTGCCCACAGCACTGATAATACCGCCGGTACTGCTGGCGGTTAAACCAATCGTCAAACCGTATGCGCTGAGGTTGCCTGCCACGTTAATTTGGCTAGGAGCCAGGGTTCCAATTAAGTTACCGCCGTAGATATTGCCAGTGACCGAAATAATACCTGCACTGGAAACAATGTTACCACTACACGATATACCTGCTGTTCCATCCAATGATAATGACATAATGTGCTATCCTTTAAATTGCTCGTGTATTTAGTTGAGCGAATGACAAAAGTTTTTTTTTGAATTTGATGCGGTCCAAACTGAGTTATTATAGAAAATTTCAATAGCAGTCATTAAAAAATATTCAGTAAAAATCTATTAAAAGGCTAGACTAATAGCATAAATTAATATACAATAATACATCAGTAGAAATACTGAGTCACCAATTTTGCCATGAAAGGAACCTAGTATGAAAACAGTAGGCGACAAATTAGACAAGTTTACAGTAACCGGAGTGCGTCCAGGACAGCCAGAAGATGCATTTTTTGACATTACAGACGAGAGTTTTGCCGGCAAATGGAAAATAATCGTGTACTATCCCAAGGATTTTACATTCGTATGCCCTACAGAAATCGTAGCATATGACAAGCTAAACAGCGACTTTGAGGACCGTGATGCGGTCTTGCTAACAGGATCTACAGACAACGAGTTCTGCAAGATCAGCTGGCAAAAGAGCCACCCTGACTTGATCAACATTACTCACACACAGTTTGCTGATACACAACGCGGTGAGTTATCATTGATCGAGCAGTTAGGTGTGTTCTATGCTCCAGCAGGCGCGGCACTTAGAGCCACATTTATTGTTGATCCAGATAATGTTATACAGCACGTAACTGTCAACAACTTGGATGTAGGCCGCTCACCAGAAGAAACTCTTCGTGTTCTTGACGCATTACAAACAGGGGAATTGTGTGCCTGTAACCGTACCATCGGCGGGGAGACTTTATAATGACTGCCTGGGTAGATCAACTTAAAGAAGGTCTGCCTGAGTACGCCAAGGACACTAAGTTGAACTTGGACGCTGTTATTAAGCGTAGTACTCTA